ACGAGATAAGAAAGTTGTTAATGAGGATAGAGATAAGATGATTGCAGAGTTAGCAAGACGATACGAAATATCTAAGAAAGAAGCTGAAAATAGAATGAAACAAATTGAGTCGATGAATCAGGGAGAAACATAACATGCCTAGTTGGGATAAATGGGTTAATAGCGACGATAAGAAGTCGTTTAAGAAAAAGATCAATAAAAATGTCTTTTGTAAGAAAAACCGACAATCAAATGGGCAGTATGGTAAACATATCTACGAACAAGGCTCCAAAACATGTAAATTATGTAATCATTATCGAAAGAGTGTTGACAATGCATTTAATAATGATAGTATAGACACAAAGGAATAACAATATGAGCAATAAAATAGATAAGAATACCATAAAGAATGGAAGATTGATTAAAGTTTGGAATACAGAGAAACCAAAATTCACAAACGCCAACGAAACATATATAGCAATTTGGGTTGAAGATGCAAACGGTAAAAATGAACGATGTTTATTATTTACCGAATCCGCTATCAAAATTGCAGAAGCCAGAGCTTCTAAAAATCAAGAGGATTTAACCAAGAAAAATTTGATAGTTAACTTTTTAGATTAAGGAATAACAATATGAGCGAAAAAGAATACAGAGAAGCAGTTGAAGATAGAGTCGGTGGTTATGCACCACTTGATTTAGAAGCGTGTAAGGGTTATGGTGGTACTCCAATGGATTATGAAATCGATGGTGTACTTGGTGACATCATCTGTCTTGAAAATGTAGATGAAGTCGGTGATGGTTTAGTTACTCGTGGTGGTATTATTATTTCCGAAGCCGCTGGAACAAAAGCATGGCGTGTCGGTAAGGTGTTAAACGTTGGTCCACAAGTTTCAAAGAGTATCCAAGTTGGTACATTAATTCTCTACCCCAATGATAAAGGTATTGGAATGGTAGCATTTGGTAAGAAGAAAGTTATCTTCTTAAATGAATCAAGAATCTTTGCAATCTTGAAAGAAAAGGCATGAACTACTTACAAGATAGAGTTGTGTACTTAGCAGGACCAATCAAAGATGTATCTGATGATGGTACATCTTGGAGAGATTTAATTACACCTAGATTGAAACAATATGGTCTAGGTGTATTAGACCCTTGTAAGAAGGCTAATGGAGATGAAGAGATTGGCGATGCTAAGAAGAAATTCAAAGACATTATCATGCGTGAAGATTGGAAAACACTTAAAGAAGAGTTTTGGCCTGTAGTTCGTTGGGATTTACGTTCAGTAGATGTAGCAGATTTTATAATTGTTGATTATAATCCAGAAGTATCAACTGTCGGAACAATTCATGAGATGGTAGTTGCCTCTTTTGAAAAGAAGCCTATTCTTTTGAAATATAATAAATCACAGTTGGATAAATTCAATCCTTGGATAGGTGTATTCGTGAAAGAACATCATTTTTTCCCAACATGGGATAATATGTTTAAGTATTTGGATGAAGTTGATGCAGGTAGATTAGATACGTCATTGTGGGTGTAATCTCTAAATAGTTATATGGCACGAAGATTATCAAGAGATGGATTAAAAGCTTTACTACAGACTCATGTAGTAGAGCTATCCTTTGTACGTAGAAACGAGAAATTAGGTGTACGTGGACAGAATCCTCATGTCCGTAGAATGTTATGTACACTAGATGGAAATTTATTACAGAGTTTACCCGGACGATTTACCCTTAATTATCAGATACCAATTAATCCACCAGCTTATAATCCAGTCGAGAAAAATGTGGTATTCTGTTGGGATATATTATGGCAAGATTGGCGTGCCATACCAGTTGAATATGTTATCGTAATTACAGCCATACCTGTACATACACAAAAAGATCAAGAGAAATTCTGGACGCTATTCGAAGGATTTTTTGCTAAGATGAGTGCTGCTGATAAATTGAAATTTATGGCTAAGTAGTTGCAATTACAATTAGATGTATAAATTCTTATATGAATGAATACACTATTTATCTCGATGAACTACTAAAAACCGCTATTTTGTCACATGTCATAATCAAACTAGATGGTAATAATTATAAAGAAGGCACTTTAATCTCCTTTGGATACAACTTCTTTAATTTAAACGTTAATATCAAAAATAAGAAGAAGATTAAGAACGAGCTCTTAAAGATTCCTTTACCCTTTGAAGCGTCCCAAAAATATAATATTATTACATTTGATTATCGTATTAAGACTTTTACAAAGAATAATAAAGATATGGAAACGCTTATTAATAGCATGAAAAAGACTTGTATATCGAAATTCTATGATAAAGTATTAACATTTGAGGTAACAACATGAACCAATTATACGCAATAAGCATTGTAACAGGTGATACATTTAAAATACAACAAGATGATGTACCCACACTTTTCAAGTATCAGATACCATTAAAAAAACTACCAAAATCGAGTTGTAATAAATGTTTTGGTAGAGGTTGGGAATCAATTGATCCACAAAATGGACTTCATCACCTATGCAAATGTACCACAAAATCTTTCATGGACGGATTTAAAATTAGTGAAATGGTAATAGAAATGCCACGTTTACATAAATAATTACATGCGTGAATATACATATCATAAGGAAATACGAACATTATTAACACAAGTCTTAGCTGCTTTAGATGGACTTGTGATTAGACGTTTGGATGAACTTGACGAAGAAACTAATACTGACAGCATACAAGTGTCATTGGCTTATGCACCAAAACAACGTGTTATTCATGATTTAGTCAATAAAGCACAACACATTAAAGTTCCAGTAATGGCACTTACTATGAGTTCAATTAATTATGACGCTAAACGAGCTTTTAATAAAATTGAAGGTTTTACAGTAGCCCAAAATTACACACCAAATGGTGGGGATTTTCCTCAACCAGTTCCAGTAGAAATCGCTTTAAATTTAAGCATCCTTACAAGATATCAACGTGATCTCGATCAGATTTTGACTTGTATCTTTGCTTATTTTTACCCATATATCATTATCTCATACAAGCATCCTGATTTAGGACACGAAGTTCGTTGTAAATTAGAGTGGAATAAGGCTATTAATTTAACCTACCCTCTCGATATTGCTGGAACACAACCCTATAGAATTGTCGCAGATTCTACATTCACTTTACAGGGGTGGTTGTACAGAAATGCCTACAATAATTCAGGTATCATTCATAATATTCCAATGAGTTTCAATGCAGTTTCAGCATTATTCGATAATTACGATTATATGCACAGTTTGGAATCTGACATTACGAGTGATTATTTGGAAATATCAGGTAGACCATTCATACATTCTGTTGCACCATACCAAGTCATGCCTTTTGACAGTGGCAAAACAATCACAATTCATGGTAACATGTTTGATTATCTTTCTGGAATTACTTTAAGTGGTACATCCGGTGTATTCGAAGCATCAAGTTATCAGACATTTGATCCTTATGTTTCTTCACATAGATTATCAGCTATTTATCCAGCATTTACAGCGGTATCCACTGAATATACTGTCATAGATAACAATAATATTACATTTGTTTTACCACAAATTAATACATCAGGATTTTTTGATATTATGGGGTATGGTATGGCAGGTGTAGGTAAATTGACAGAAGATGCCATAGCACATAATAGTACTGTACAATGGCCTTATATTAGTGGCATTCAGATTTTATAAATATTTGAAATTAGTTTGTGTTGGTATATTATCACCCTTTGAAATATTTTCGTGTACTAACAACGGTTGTAAATTACCCCAATGATTAGCAATCTTTTGTTCGGTTGAATTATTTAAATCAAAGAAATCTAATGGAATTATATGATCAATATGCCATAATGATCCATAATTTATCCAATTCATACCATCTCTGAATTGTTGCTCTAAATGATTTCTAACTTCTTGTGGTGTGCAACAAAATAAATCAATAGACGAACATGTTTTATTTTTAATTGTTTCATTTACTCGATTTCTATTAATTACAATTAAACGATAATTAAAATCAGTTTTATATTTTAATCGTTTTTTCTGATTTATTTGTGTTTTATTTTGCTGAAAATATAATTTTGAATAATCCCTTTTATGTAATTTATTTTTAATATCAGATTTTTTACGCTGATTTTTAACTTTAATACTATTATTTATTTTGAATTCTTTGCGTTTTATTGAAATTTCAATTTTATTATCCATATAATATTTTTGTTTATAAAGTTTAAAACAGTCTTTACACCACACTTTATAACCATCAATAGTTTTATTATCCATATAAAATTCTGTGATAGACTTATCTTGTTTACATTTTGAACAAACTTTTGTAGTAATCTCTTCCATTTGCATAACCCTTTCTAAATACTTTAGGAACAGGACAGCAGATTGATAACCCGTCTGTTTCAAGGTAGTTAGTTGCTCCTTGATTACTGTTTCTTCAATTATTTAGTAGATTTATATACTTTTACTATAAATATTTGAAAGATTATAGGAGAATTTAAATTATGGATGCTACAGGATCAAACCGGGTTGGTGGAACACAGACAACAAGTGCAGGTAGAAGCTTTCTTTCTACGGTAATGAGTCGTTTACCATTCGGTGTACAGATTTTAGATAATATCAGTCAACTTAATCCAAAATACGAAACATTTCAAGATTTAGTAATTGACCGTAATCAGAGAGTTAATGACCTTTCAATAACTCGTCAACAACAGGACGAGACAGAAGGTTTAATGGGTTCATTACTAGCTGATAAAAATTATCAACGCTTCATGTATGCTAATCTCGACCTTGATAAAATTAAACGTTTACAAGATTATCGAAGAATGGCAGGATATTCAGTTCTTAATGACTGTCTTGAGGAAATTTGTGATGAATTATTTACCGAAGATGAAAAGAATCGTTTTGTACTTTTAAAACTTCAAGGTGATTTTAGTAAAGCTGTTGAAGAAACCATCCAAAAAGAGTGGGATAAGTATATCCAATTATTTAAGTTGAAAGATCGTGGTTGGCAGTGTGGTTATAATTTCATGGTTGATGGTGAATTATTTTGGGAAAACGTCATCAGTGATACCCATCCAGAATTCGGTATTTTAGGTGTAGTTTCAGTTCCCACAGAATTGATTAATCCATTCTATAAAAATCAACAGAATGATATCATCGAAGGATATGCAGTAAGAAAACCTCTTATTAATCCTAAATCAAATCAACAAGAAAAGGAACAGTTGATTATTCTTGAACCAAGACAGGTTACTTATATTCATACTGGTAGATGGGGTGAAGGTAACAACTTCAAAGTTCCTTATATTGAAAATGCAAGAAAATCATATAAACAATTGTCTTTAATTGAAGATAGTATTGTTATTCATAGACTTGTACGTGCGCCACAACGCTTAGTATTCAAGGTTGATGTTGGTAATCTTACACCACCTAAAGCAGAAGCTTATATGAAGCGTCTTATGCAGAATTATTGGTCTAAAAAGACTTATGATACTTCAACTGGTCGTATTACCAATACGTATGATCCGCAAAGTATGTTAGATTCTTATTGGTTCCCTAAGAAAACTGGCTCAGAAGGTACAACAGTAGAAGCTCTTGAAGGTGGAATGAACTTAGGAAGTTTGGATGACTTGATGTACTTCCTTAGAGCACTTTATAAATCTATGAAAGTTCCTATTGGTCGCCTTGATCCTGAGAATGTTGTAAAAGATGGTGATGCAATGACCAGAGAAGAATTGCGTTTTGCCAGATTCTTACAACGTATTCAGAAACAATTCGCAGCAGGATTAAAAGATAGTTTTATTACCCATTTAAAGCTTAGAAAGATGTGGGAGAATTTCAAACTTAAAGAACATAGTTTTGAACTTGAGTTTAATTTACCTACAATGTACATGATGTTGAAGCAGAATCAGATTTTCGAATTGAAATACAACAACTTTAATAACATGAGCAGTAATGATGGTGTATCTAACAGTTTTGCACAGAAGAAATATCTTGGTTTAACTGATGATGAAATGGCACAGAACCGTGAATGGAAACGTAAAGATGCTATTTTAGCTTACGAATTAGCTAAGATTGGCGAAGCTGGTCCAAACTGGAAGGACGCAGAAGCCGCTGGTGGTGGAGCACCCGCAGAAGGTGGTGGAGCACCAGCAGGTGGTGGGGGTGGTGGATCAGCATTACCACCAGAATTTGGAGCCGCACCAGAGGCAGCGACTCCCGCACCCGCAGAAGGTGTCGCACCCGCAGGTGGTGAGGGCGCACAGGCACCCGCAGGTGGCGCAGAAGCCCCCGCATCAACAGCAGTACCACCAGTAGCATAACGTGATATATGGCTAAAGACATATATTATTCACAAGGCATCTATCCCTTAAAGAATACATCGAAGTATAAGGGGTCGATGCCTTTGTGTTATCGCTCACATCCTGAGTTTTTATTATGCAGATGGTTAGATTTAAATCCAAATATCATTGAATGGGGGTCTGAAAGTGTAGTTATACCTTATTTGAAACCGACTGACGGAAAAGTTCATAGATATTTTATAGATTTTAATTGTATTTTAAGAACACCTACAGGTACTTTAGAAAAATACATCATTGAATACAAACCAGCAAAGAAATTGAAACAACCTTTACCAAGTAAAAGAAAAGCCCCAAAGACATTAATGTATGAAATGGAAGAATATGCTATCAATAGTAGTAAATGGGATGCAGCTAAACAGTATGCAGCGAAGCATAATATGAAGTTTACCATAATTACCGAAAAAGAATTAGGTATTAAATGTTAATATACTAAATAATTAAAAGAAGAGATACAGTAATCTATAAACAGTGGTTTGTTTATAGAAACTACAGGTGAGTATAGCTGTCCTGTACATCAATATTTATAAAGGTGAGTTTAAATGACAAGTCAAAATGATACCAAAAAATGTTTTAAATGTAATGAGATTAAATCTATAGACGATTTCTCAAAATACACTAAAGCGTTAGACGGACACCAGAACAACTGTAAACTTTGTAATAAACAGTATAGATTACTACATAGAACTGAAAATATTGATTATCTTCGTCAGTATAGAGTTTTAAATAAAACAGTAATAAAAG